GATCATGCTACTGAAACATATTTATTAACTTTATATTTAGTTAATCAAAAAATATTTAATATTGTTATTAATTTTCAATTACTGATTATTCCCCAAATTAATTTAGATATTCTATTAATTTTAGTCATATAAATATGATGACACCATTCATGAAATAAAACAAGTTCTATTTGTTCAGGTGTTTTTTTAAGCATTCTATCATAAGTAATTATTGATTTAGTTTTTACATGATATGATGCACAAACCCAAGAACCTAATTTATGTTTAGATTCTTGGGTAATTGATAATCATCTATATATTTTTGGTATCATCTTCTAATAAATTATAAATTATATTTTGATATGATTCACACTGATCAGATAATCTTTTTGCTAAATAATTTTTATTAAATCATTCATCTTGTCTAATATTATCAACAGCATTGTTTGTAAATAAAAAAACTCATTCTTCTCTTCATTTAATAAAATTTGTCATATTAAATAATTTATTAAAATAATTCTTGCCAATTAAAACTTATATTCATATCAAAAGCACTAGTACCTCAAAATAATTTATCTACTTGTAGTGTCATCACATCTCAGGCTTGTAAAGTTAATCATTCATCTCATAAACTAACTCATGTACTTCAAGCTGTTACTCAAACTGATTTACCTCATACTATATAATCTGTATAAGCTACTTCTCAACCTGAATCATAACTTAATCAATTATCATATTGTACAGTAGAACTAACAGGATCTACATCATTCCAAGCTGGAGTTCAAGTAAGGACAGCATTTTTAAAAAATCTAATTCTAACTACATCACTTGTATCTGTTACTGCATTCATTCTAATTAATTCAGCTACTATATGATTATGTTTAGTTTGAAAGGTAGTTACTGACTTAAAATTAACAAAAGTACTTCAAGAAGCTAATAATGCACTTGATGTTGTACCTCATTCAAAAGAAAAGAATCTAGTTCAACAAGTTTGACATAATCCAAATACTCAACCTTGTACACTTCAAATTTTAACTGATATATCTGTATTATTACCAGTATTTTTAGCTTCTATCTTAAATGGTAAATAAGGTATATCAATATGAGTTTCAGCTTGTGTATTTTGTAATCTAAATGTATGTACAGTTACATACTTACTAGTTCATGTTTGCATAATTTCAAGTGATATAGGAGCTATACCTAAATATCAATAAATTAATCTAAAATTATTCATCATAGAAAAATCATAATTAGCAAGAATTATATCACCATTAAAATTAGGTCAACTAACTGAGTGAACTACTGCTCCTGACTTAATTATTTGAAATTTCATTACTCAATCTTCAAATCATATTCTAAACCCATTTTGGTCATCATATCATCAAGCCCAAACCTCACTATCAATATTTCAATAATTTTCAAATATAGGCGTAAACTGTACTATTGTAGTATGTCAAGGTCTATACCTAACTTCATTAGTAGACACAATACTAGCTTCTCATGCTATATTTATTCATGCTGAAGCAGTTAATAAATTTCCTCATGTAAGACTTATAGTTCATCAATTAACTTCAGTTTTACCAGCTATATCTACATCTTTTGGACTTAATCAATATCAAAATTGCATTAATATATTATTAACAACATCTGTTGCCCGTTGTTCTCAAAAAATTCAACTTACAGTTTTTCTACCCGCACTATCTCATATATTAGTATTTAAATTACCATGTAAATCAACACTAAGTGATTGTGGGTCTTGATTGTCATCAGCTCATCAAGCAACTTGTGAAACAGGTATATTTAAATTTTGTGTATCTTTTGACATAATATTATAATTAAAAAGTAATATCCTTTTTATTCCAATAAAAGCACCAATTAAACGCCCCTATTCATCATATCATTAATATAATAAATGCAAGAATAAATATAAGAAAAGCTATAAAAATATTTGTCCACCAAAGTAATAAATATAAATCGTAAGCAAATTTTAAGTTGGCCCAAATATAAGCAAATATAAATCATCAGTTATAAAATCTTACATCATGCGGACCACAAACGCGTAATTTTATTTTATTATGAAAATTATTATATTTTTTTTGTTTGAAATTATGAAAAAATTTAATTATATAATCAATAAAAAGGCTAAAATTAAATTTTCCTTTAGCCCCACATCAATTTATTATTCATAAATTTTTTAAATATTTATATCTTACAGCATTCATAATTTTTTATTTACCTAAAATAAAATCTCTAAAATCTGTTTTTTGATCTTCATAAATTCTATTTATTAAAGATTCTTTAGGTCCACCTTTTTTATTACATATATTATAAAGCATTACTCAATCTTCATAAGTAAAGCGTTTTCCTTTTAATAATTCATTATCTACTTTAATTATTGTAGAAATATTTATTATAATCAATAAGAATATTATAGAATATAAATATAGTTTATTTACTGGTGCGTCCATTTTTTCTTTTGTTAGATTTTAATTTATTATCTCATTCATCAAAATCTATTCTATCTAACTTGTTTTTAACTAGAGATAACATTTTATGTAATATAATTGCTATTGCGTCATATTCTGTAACCTTTTTACCTGTTCTTATTTCATAAGTATTACCAATTATACTATATAATTCAGCTAAACTTAATGCAAAAAATGTACCACTTAAAATATAACTCATATCATACTCGTTTATTCTCCCAAAAACTCACATACTTAAAATAAGTAATAAAATTGTAAATTTACTGAAAAAACCATTTACAGCTTTTCTACTACTTAAATTTTTATTTGCTATTCATTTTATAACTCCAGTCAAGAAATCAATAAAAAGCAATAAAACATAAAGACCAAAAACCTTTGCATCTATTCCTAAATATGTAAACATAGAAATTAGTCACACCGATAAAGTTGTTTGTTTTATTGCTATTATTTTTTCCATAAGAATATTTTAAATATTTAAAGCTTTTAATTTTTCTCTTTTTATTTGTTCAGCTTTTGCATAAGCTAATTTAAAAACTTTTGCATTTGTTAGAATCTTTGTAGCAAGCTCATCTTCTGTTTCTCATTCTACACATAATGTAGTTATAAATTCAGAACTTACACCTGAATTTACCATTAAAGCCTCATCTTCCTTAGTCTTCCAAGAATCAATTTCAGCTTGTGAATATCAAGTTGTAAATTGCTTTAATGTTTCTTGAAATTCATTTTCAATTTCTCTTATTTTATCTTGTTTAATATTTTCTAAAGATTCAGGAGTTTCAGAAACAATTATATCTCAATCTATCAAAGAAAAACTAGCTCAATTATATATATTTTTTCTATCAATATCAGAAATTATAAAATCAACTATAACTTCATCATAATTTTTTTCAACAATTTCTAATTCTCATTCTTTATCTGATATTCATATAAGAGAATATATATCTCATTTTTTTACTATTGCTTCCATAATTTATAATTATTAAATATTAATTAGCTCAATATACTTGCATTGTAGTTCAAGCATTAAGGTTTCAACTTGTTGCTTTTAGTGTTATGCTTGTTATTTGTGATAAACTATTCCAAACTCAAGATGTTTGATACATATTTGCAACCGCATCAGTCCCTGAATTATTATTTCATATTCAATTTAATCATTTAATCTCTGTAGATAAATTTGATATATTTAAAGAAAAACATATTTCATTTGTATTAGCTACAAGTGATGAAGTTAATCTTATAAAATTAGTATTTCAAGTACCATAACTATAAGTTCAATCTCTAACAATTATCGCTCAATAATTTGCTCCAGTATCAGAATTAAACTGTAAATCAAAAGTTGTGTTTGTATCAGTTCAAGGAATATATATATCAACTACTAAATTATTTTTAGCAGTAAATGTTCAACTTGTTAAACTTGTTGCTGGACTTCCTAGTGCTGAACTATCTAATAGCTCTTTAGCTGTTGAAGTAAGTGGATCAGCTCCTTGTGAATCAAATTGAAATACATCTAAAACAGAATTATAAACAAGTGTTGCAATTCAATTAATACCCCATTCTCATCAAGTTAAAGCAACTGTTCATTGAGTTTTTTTAATTGTTTTAGCTCATAAACTATTAATATTTAAAGTAGAAGCTCCAGTATTTGTAAAATCTGATTTAACTTTTATTTTTAATCAGTTGTAATAAGCATTAAGATTTGGTATTGAAATAGCATAATTATTACTTCATCAAGTAGAAGTATATGTATCAAGCTCAATATCTACTGAAGCAGGTCTAGTTAATTGAAAACTATCATTATCAGCAAACGCAAAAGCTGTTGTAGTTTGTGAAGTAGCTGTTGTATCGTTAGCAGGACAAGCTTCAACACCTCTTGAAATAGTAAAAGTATCACCAGTTCTACTAGTGACTTCAACAATTTCTCTTTGTGTAACTATTCAACTTACAAATTTAGTAAGAGTACATCTATAAGGATATACGCTAGGAAATATACCACCTCTACTATCTTTAATAGTAACAAAACCAGCTGAAGCAAGAACTGTACCTAATATTAGTCATTTTGCATTATTTGCACTTTTTAATCACATATTTTATTTATTTAAAATATAAGTTATCATTATTAATATAATGATTTTCCCAAAAAAGAGAAATTATTTATTTAATATTTTACCCAAACTATCAAACTCTTCTAATTGTATTGTAACAAGTTCAGGAGTATAAGTAATTTTTTGTATTTGGACATTATCTATAACATAATCAATATTTAAAACTTTTATATTATCTCATGGCTTAATATCTTCTAAAATAAACTTTTTATTTATTTGAATACTTACTTTTTGTTTGGGATTTTTTTTATCAGCTAAAATATTTGAAGCTGTAGTATCAGCCGTAGCTTGTAAATTTATATCATTTCTATCTTCTAATAGTTCTCTTTTACCCCAAGTAGTAGCACTTGTTGCGTCACTATCTGTACCCTGTCAAGTAGAAAAGTCAACGAAAATATTATTTTGTAAATTAGCTGTATCTTCAGTAATAATTAATTGTTGTAATTCTTTTCAGGCTTTAAATTTATGTGTAACTGTTGCTTGTTTTACTTGAAAGATAACATTTCAGTCTTCTTTTATTAAGAAGTAAAAACCAGAACTTTCAGCTAAATTTTCTATTGCTTCCAAACAAGTAGTAAAATCAAAATCAATACTAGTATTACTTCAAAGTAGAGTAACGCCAGTATCACTTAACCAATTTCAAGTATAAACACCATTAAAATAAGTAATTACATCTTTTACAATATTACCAGGATCCTTATTTTCAGAAAAAGTTTTACTACTAGATTTTTCAAAAAATAATCTAGTAAGTAAACTTCAAAGACCTCTACAAATAAGTTCAATTTGATTGACATTAGACGTATATATTCTTTTAATAGCTTCTATAATTCAAGTATAAATAAGTCTTCAGTTTGGCGAATTATCATCAAACATAAAAACTTTTACAAAATTACTTTTTTCAATACTTGTATCATTAAAATTACGATTTAGAAGAACTTTAAGCATACCTTGTCCACCATTTATATTTTCAGTATAACTAATATCACTAGCTATTTCATCTTCAGAAATACTAGCACTACTTTTAAAAGTTCAGTCTAAATTGTAAATTTTTATTAAAAATCTTTTATTAATTTCAGCCATTATAATAAATTTAATTTATAAACCATTGATATATCTACACTAAAAGTACCATTTATTGTAAAAATAACTGTATTACTTCATGTTTCTAATAAAGGAAAAATACCGTCAAAATCTTTTTCAACATCATTTAATTTTACTATTTTTTCTCTACCGTCAATAACTAATATATCATTATCACTAATACTTTCATTTATCGTAATTCAAATACCTCAAATAGTAATTGAAAGTGAAGTTACACTACTTAAACCAGTTCAAAAACCAAATAAAATAAAAGGAAAACTTGGCTGTCATAAATTCTCAACTTGTTCAGTTCTTGGCGAACTCGTAACCGTTCAAAGATTAAAACTTTGTTCAATTTCATTATTCCAAAAACTCTCTTGACTTCTAAAAGTTAGACTATATGGTATAATTATATTATCTTTTTCACCAAAAGTAATACTTTCCATTGTTGCTAATATTTGTCTTATTACTCAATTTACTCTCCATTTTAATAGCTTATTTGACTGTGATAAATTAAGTTTAAATTCATCAATAGCATCATCAAGATCAGTTTTATTATCAGCAACTATAAAACCCTCAATAGTAATATTCCTACCTCTAAAAAATGCACTATTTAAAATTTCACCATTCGCTTGTGGTGCTTTAAAAATGCTTATATCTCTATTAGCTGAATTTCTTAATCCAAAACTTTCACCAGTAGTAATAATATTAGCGTTTTGTAATCAAAAATTATTAAAACTTATAGTATCTAATATTTCAGAAATTGGTAAATCTTCAGTATTAACAGCTTTATCATTTACTGCGAAACTATTTATAGACATAATATTTTATATTATAAATTAAAGTATTCATTTATCGGCATTTTGACTATCTTCAATTATGCTTTCTTTTATTTGGTTTATAAGATTATTAGCGTCAACATCATTATTAATTATAACATCTCAAATAGTAACAGTATTACTATTTGTATTACCACCTGAAGCACCTGAAGTACTACTAGAAATATTAGGTGTAGACGGTGCATTTGTACTTAATCAAGCTTGTCTTTTAAGTTCAATAAGTCTTTTAACTCTAGCAATAACTTTATCAGTAATAGCAATTTGTTTTTTAGCTTCTTCTCATAATCTTTTTGTAACAAATTCTTCAACTTCAACTCTAATATCTCAAAGCTCTCTAATAAGTGTTTCTTCAGCAAGAACTTTAGCTTCTAATATTTCAATTTCTTTATTTTTTAGTTCTTCAGCAAGTGCAATTTCTGTTTCTATACTTAATTTTTTAGCTTCTAATTTTAATTTTTCAGCTTCAATTTCTTCAAGTATTAATGCAGTTGGACTCAATTCACTTATTCTTTTTGCTTCCTCTATAGCTTCTTTAGTAGTATTAGCTTTAGCAATTTTTAATTCATTTTGTAAATCAATTAACTTTTGTGCGTCACCCTCTTCTAATTCACTTTTATTTTTTATTTCTTTTATTTCATTTTCAATTTCATTAGCTCTTTCAGCTATACTTTGTGTTCTATCTTTATCAAGTTTTCAAAGTTCTTTATCAATATCAGCAATATCACTAATAGCTTTTTCTTTTAGTTTATCAAAAGCATCACCAGTTTTTTCAATTTCATCTTGATAACTTTTAACATTTTTTTCACTTTCTTTAATAGCTTTATCAATTTCTTTTTGTGCTGATTTACTCCTTTCAGCTTCAGCTTTTGTTTGTTTTTTAATTTGTTCTTCTAGTTCTTTTTCTGCTTCAGTTCTTTTATTTGTTCATCAAACATTTTTTCATAAAGCTTTATTTAATTTTTCTTCATTTTTTACAATTTCTCATTGTAATTTTATAAATTCTTTACTTCATAATTCTAATTGTCATAATTGTTTATTTTGTTCAATTATTGTACCCTTTATTGTATCAAGATTATTAATAATTACTTTAGTTTCTTTATCATCTAATCAAACAGCACTTCAAAAGCTTTGATCTGTTCCCTCTAATTCTTTTAATAAATCATCAACAGCAAGTTTAGTTTGTTTTGATTGCCCCTGTAAAGTATCTGTAATATTAGTAAATTCTTCCTCTATTCCTTTTGAAATTCTACCACCAAATAATTTAAAATCAGCTTCACTTTGTTTTAAATTTTTAAAATCTATTTTTGGTAAACTTAATTCTCATTTTAATAATTTTGTAAAGCTAAATCCTCTAAATAATTCTACAAATTGACTAAAATTATCCCTAACATCTCTAAAAACATCAACGAAACTTTTTCAGAATCTTCATATAGATAAAATACCTAAACCAACAAATCCCGCAACAACTCTACCAGTACTTTTTAATATACTAGCAAAATCAACAAAAAGACTAAATATACTAATTAAAGCACTACCAGCCCTAACTTTAAAATCTTCATATTTTGCACTTGCAACTTCTAATTGAAAAGCTGTATCATTAGTAACTTGATTAACTGCTTTTTGTAAATTCCCTTGTGAATTAGTAACCTCGTCCAAAGAAAGCCTATATTTATCATTTTGAGTAGTAGCTAAAGCAACAATTAATTTTTGTGCTTCAACTTCAGGTATTAATTTTCTTAAAACTTCTAAATTTCAGTCAATAGCATCAAAAACTTCTTTTGCAACAGTTACAAAACCTTTTTGAGCTATAGTGTCTTGCCCAACTTCAATACCGAGTTCTTTAAATTTTGTACTAGCTTCTTGTGTTGGTGCCGCCAACGCATTAATGGCTCCGTTAAGCTGAGTTATAACTTGGTTTGCGTTTCAAGTAACCCCAGTCAAAGTAGAAAGTATAGCAAAAACTTCTTCAATTTTAACCCCAGCAGGTCAAACAGTAGAAGTTAAATTTTGCATTGCATTAGCTAAATCTTCAATAGTTGTTTGTCCAAGTTTATTAGCTATAAAAAACTTTTCCGCAACAGCTCAGGCTTGATTTAGATCGATTCAAAACTTTTTAATAACAGCAATAATACCATTAAAAGCAGTTGTCGTATCAGTAAAGGCACCAATAGCAACAACACTAGAAAGTTTTAATATATTAGCAACATTTTTAAATTCAACACCAGCAGAACTAATATTAAAGGCTGTATCAAGTAGCTCATCTTTTGCAATACCAAAAGTAGTAGAAATAACAGTTATTTCATCACCTAATCATTTTAATTTTTTTTCAGAAACACCAGCAACGGTATTTATTCTTGATAGTCATTTTTCAAAATCAGCAAAAGCTTTAACCGCATCTTTAGTAAAATTTATAAGTGTAGCTATTCAAAGACCCGCAACAAAAGCAATACCTAAAGCTTTTACAGATTTTTTTACACCGTCAAAAGCACCTTTTGTTTTAGGTAACTGTTTTTGTAAAGTATTTAATTTAGATTTATATTCAGTAATACCTATTCTACCTTGTGAAAATTCTTTATTTACATCGTTTATTTCTTTTTCAAGCTTATCTAAAACAGCTGTACTTTTTCAAAGTTTTCTTAATTCGATCCTACTTTTAGCTATTTCATTATTTACAGAATCAAAAAGTTTACCCAAAACAGATACATCTTTTTCACCAGTTCTAGCAAAATTTCTAAGTTCTCTTTTAGCTCCAGTCAGTTCTTGACTTAATTTAGTGATATTAGTTCTAATTTTAATTTCAGCTTCCTCATTACCCTCTTTTATTGATTTTCTTAATAATAATCTAGCCTTTCTAAGTTCTTGTTCTTTTAAAGACACACTTAAAGCAAGCTTTGTAGCTTCATCACTAGCCAGCCTTTTTTTAAAACCTTTTATATCATCTCTTAAGTCTTTAAATTCTTTATCAACTTGTTTTTTGTCAATACTAATTTCAACTTCAATATTTTCAGTAACAGCCATGTTATTTAATTTAAAAAATATTAATCTTTTATTGCTTTTCTTGCAATTTTTAAATCTTCCTCAACAGAATTTGTAAAAGTTTCCTTAAATCTAGTCTTTTGTTTATTTTTTTGTTGTCATTCTTTAGTTTGCTCGTTTACATTCCAAATAATTCAGTCAGTATATCAGTCTTCACTAGTTATTTCTTCCCAAGTATAATTTTCTATTAAATACTTAGGGTCACACGCGAACTTATCACATATAATCATAAGAAAAGAAGAAAAAGGTCACTTACTACCTCAACCACCTTTTGTATCGTTAAAAAATGATTTAAATAGTGTTTCTTGTAGTTTTTTAAATATTTCTACTATTTTTGGCTCGATCTCTTCTCTTTGTTCGTCAGTTAAGGTTATTTTTCCATTTATCTCTATAAAATTACATACATATAAGATTAAGTCAAAACTTTCTTCTTGACTTTCTTCTAAAAATTCTAATAGCTGTTTTATATATGCTTGTTTATATCTAACAATTATTTCTTTTCAAGAAAGTTTTAATGTTAAATTGTAATTTTTTCTTAATAAATTTCAATACATATAATTTTTAATTATTTTTAATATTCTTATTATACGAATAAATAAAAAAAAATAAACAAAAAAAAGCACGGGATTAACCGTACCTTTAATTTTACAAAAGAAATTATAGAATTTCGTTGTTGTAAGTAAGTTTTGATGCTTTTTCTCAAACAAAAGTAAGAGTAGATCAAGTCAAATCACCAGCTTCAACAGCGTCTAGGAAGTTCATATTATAAGGAGCTTCAAATCTAGCAGGAGTTAAGCTAATTGTTCTATCTTTACCAGTAGAACTATCAGTAGCAGTAATTTTTACTTCAAATAAAGGATTTTCAGTAAAACTAGAATCAATTTCAACTTGTTCAGAAGCATTTGGAGTATAAGTATAATCAACATCAACATCACCAACACCACCAGTATCAGTTAAGAAAGTGATATAAGATTTACCTATTATACCAGTAACGCTACCGTCAGTATCAACATTAATTGTATAATCAGTAGCTAATACAAGAGGAGTACCATTATCATCAACAACAACAGCAGTAACAACAGAATCATCACCACTTTTATTTATGATAGGGTAAACAGTACCTTTAGGAACTACAACAGCTCCAGCTTGGATAACTTCACCTGTTACAGGAACTGGCGTACCAGCTACATTAGTTCTATTTAATCCAGCAAGTAATAATTCAATTGTATCAACACCCATGTTTTCAAGTAATTCAGCTTCAATAGAAAGTCATGGTCTATTACCTGAAAATACTGTACCAGTATCATCAGCGTTTACTTCAACAGTATTAGCAGAAGTATCAACAGTAGATACTAACCCTCTAACTGAAGCAAGTCTAGTAAAAAGCCCAGTAGTTCAAGCAGGTCTAACAAATAATTGTCATACGAATTTAGGAAGCTCTAAAGCATTTATTGCAGTCATAATTTCTTAAAATTAAAAAATATATTATAAGAATTTTACCTTGTTCTTAAAAGGAGAATTTTTTAAATATTCAAGTTCTTCTTTCTTAATTAAATGTACTCATTTAGTATACATTTGTCAAGAAATATTAAAATTATTAAATAATTCAATATTATGTTTTTTAACTTCAATATTTTTAGTTTTTACAGTATTCTTAACTGTTTCTCTATTTTTAGCCATTATTTCAAATAGTTAAAGAAATAATCATTAATAACGGTATTTTTTCAAAGTTCATCAATTGTTTCAAGGTATGTTGTTTCCTCAACCAAATAAACAGTTTGAGTACCGAAAACTTTATTAGGTCAAACAAGAAAAGTATTAACTACATTATAAATATTCCTTAGAGTTGGAAAATCTCAACTATCTTTATTTCACGCCATAATTCTAATTGATAATCTATTTCTTTTGTTCACTAACTTATTTGTTTGTGAAATTGCTCCCTCAACAATTATAAAAGTTGTATCAGGTGCGTCACTAGGTAAGTTATCAAAAATATTATCAGTAGGAATTAAAGCAGTAATACTAGCTTCACTTTGCATTGCACCGACTATTTCGGCTACATCTAAGAAATTACTCATAATATTATTTTGTTAATAATTTATTTATTTGACTTCTATTTTCATCAACAGCTCTTGTAAGCATTCTAGCTCACGGTAAACCTTTATAATCTCTACTTTGAAAAAATATAGTTCATTTAGGTTTATGATAATTTTTAGCTCTTCTAGTTCAAAATTCTACAAAAAATGCGTATGGTGTATTATTTTTAACTTTTCAAACTATCTTATCTCAAACTTCCCTTGCAGGTTCAATTTCAAAATTTTTCACTAAATTTTTCTTATCTTCAGGCGTTCTATCCTCAGCTTCATCTTTTACAAATTTAAGTGCTGTATCAACATTATTTGTAAGTCTTTTAATTAAAGCGTCTTTTTGTTTGCTAATTGTCGCCATTTTCTAATTTTTTAAGAATTAAGGAAATTCCTCAAATTCAAGTAAAACTTCTATGTTTTTCAACAACAGCAACTATATATTCTCATAAGCTTCATAAATCAGGATCAGTTACAACAACTCTATAACTTTTTTCTATATTAGTATTGTCAGGTTCAATTATAAGTGTAATATCGCCAACTTGGTCTTCTGTAGAAATAGAATCTATTTGCTGTTTTCTCTTTTCCCTATATAAAAAACAAGGTATATCTGTATATACAGGGGTTTTAGTAGGTGTTTGTGTTCACTTATTATTTACCCTAGATACTGAAGAAATTGTACAAGTTTGGGTTAAAAATCTGTTTAAGCTCATTATGTAAAATGTTTAAGATTTAAAACTTTATAGTTATTGATAACGGTTAAGGCTTCGTTTCTTTTAACTTCACTGTTCTCAATTCAATTTATTCACCCTCCTCAATAAGCAACTTTTCTAGGTCCAGTAGTTTCACTTGTAACATTTTTACCTAATTCTTTTGCAAATTCAAATCAGACTAATTCAGCAATAGCATTTTCAAGATCAACAGGGATAGTAGCGATACCACTTGTATAGACTATGTCAAATACATCAAAGTTTAAGTCACTTAGAAAACTACATAAAGAAGTAATTGTTACAGTATCGTTAGCCCTAATTAAATAATCAGTTCAATTAACTTTACTTGTAAAATCAGTTCAATTAACAGTTTTAATTTTAGTTACTTTCCAATTTTTAAGAGGTATTGTATTTCCGTCATCACCAATAAATATTTTATTAATAGTTTCGGTTTTATCATTAGTGTTAATATCTCAAATAATATTAAAAACAAACGCTTCTACACCGTCTAAAATAGCAGTTAATCTATCGTCACTAGTACTACTAGTGATTCATAAATAAGTTTTTACTTTTGCAAGTGTAGTATACATTTGTTAAAATATTAATAAATATTATTTTTTTGTTTCAACATCATCTTCAAAAGGATCATCTTCTTCAGTAGATTTAGTACCTTTATCTTCATCACCAGTAGTTTCTTCGCCAGTAGTATCAGTTTCATCAGTACTATCTTCTTCAGAATTATCAGTATCTTCTTCATCTTCAGTATCTTCGTCTTCAGATTCTCCACCTAATTCTTCAGTTTTTTTATCAATAGCTTTTTGTAAATCTTTATTAGAATAATCAAATTCAGCTAAATCTTCTAAAGTTTCACAAGCTTCTATTTGTCCTAAAGTAAGTTTTAATCTTCTTTTAAGTTCGTCACTAACTCTTTCATTAGCAACATCTTGACCGATTTTTGAATCAGCTAGTGTAATTTCTTCACCACCTAAAGCTTTTAGGTCTTTTTTAATCAGTTTTATTAATTTTTTACTATCAACTTTTAATATTTTTACTTCAGCAAATTTAGCATATTTATTATACTCAACCAAAGAAAAAGTAGTGATTTCAAAACCTTTTTTAAGATTTTTTTTCACTCAGTCAACATTAATTCTTAAATCTGACTTTAATTTTAGTATATAAATTTTCATTATATTTTTAAGTTAAAGAATTAAAAGGGGGAAGCCCCCTATTATTATAATGTAATATTATAGATTAATGCACAAGAACTAGTCGCTTCAGCGTTGTTTTGTAAATCATTAAATACAACATCAACTCTAGCAGAACCAGTAACTTCTGTTTGTTGTTCTTTAACATTTCTTTCAGCTTCAGTAGAGAAATTTCTTCTGATCCCTAACCATAAACTTGGTAAATGAATAAGTACAATTTGACCAGTAGTATTATTAGCAGGAGTAGCTGAAATTTCACCAGTAGCAGTAGCATTACCTAATTCTTCTCTAACTACAACTTTCATACCGTCAACATGAGTAAGTACACCTTTAAGGATAGTTGCGTTATCTTTGAATTTATCAGCAGTTTCAACTTGTGATAATCCAAGCATTATAGAATATACAGCAACAGAAACAACCATTGCAATATTAGCAGGATTAACCCCTTTAATACCCATTGAAGCTCTAGCTTTTCTAATATCAGTTAAATCAAGTGTACCAGCATTAACAGTAGTACCGTTAGTAATTGCAGTTTTTCTAGCACCCTCATTAATTACGATAAAATCAGTAACATCACCGTCATCTAAAGCAGAAGTATTAGCATCAATAATATTAATATTAACATTAGCACCAGTTGCAGTATCACCATTAATTATAACTTGGTGCATTGAAGTATCAAAAGCACTAGATATTTCAGAAATAACATAAGAACCTAATTCAATTACTGAATCTTCAAGTAATTCATCTGTATAAGGTACAGTAAGAATTAATTTTTTAGCTTCAACACTTAAACTTTGAGTTTTAGCTTTTTTAAGTTGTGCAGTAACTGTAGCTGGTATATCAGGATTTTCAATACCTCATACCATTCTAATCTTTTTCCCTCTAGCTGGTAAAGTTTCTTTTTTACCATTCATTCTTTTAATATTAGAAGTTGGTATTAACCCAATTAATGAGTTTTCATCTTCTAATCTTTCAATTAACATAGCAACAAGAATTTCTTGGTCTACAAATTCTTTACCAAAACCAACTTGTCCAGTAGACATAGCTTCGTTTGCGTTTGTTTCCATAAATTCAGCAAAAGACATTTCGTATAAAGAATCAACTTTAACATCAACTTTAGCATTTTTAAACATTTTATTTAAAGCAGTTTCAGCTTTTTCACCTTTAGCACCCTCAGTTTGGTGTACTCTATTGATTAATACAGCGTTATATAACGCGTCTATAATTTTAGTTTTGTCCATTTTTGGTATAAATTATAAATATAAATAAATTAAACTATTTTCTTAAAGCATTCTTTAAGTCTTCACCAGCGTCAGTTTCTTCACCTTTAACAGCATCTTTTACGATAGTTGCTAAATCATTCCTCTTTTCTTCTTTTAACTCATTTACTTTTAAATTGAATTCATTTTGTAATTCATTTTTCAAAGTAGAGATAGCACTAGTAAGAAGTTTCTCAAATTCATTTTTACTTAATGAAATTTGTTTTTCTTCTTTTTTAACCTTGTTTTCTTTAACAGGTTCTTCCTCATCAGTTTCAACTTCTTCTTCAACTTCAGGAGTATCAGTAGTTTCTTCTTCAGTTTCAACAACTTCTTCAGTTTCAATAGTTTCATCAACTACTTCTTCTGTATCAGTTACTTCTTCATCAGTTTCAACTTCCTCAACATCATTAGTTTTAGGGAAATTTACACCTTTCATTTCCAGAATGTCTTTTTTATTCATAGACTTATCTTTAGAAAGTAAAATATTAAATTGGTCTTCGGACATTCACAGTTTATTAATCAAGTAGCTTTTACTGTTAATAATATGACTATCTCTATTTGAACCTATAGTTACTAACGAGTTTTCTACAACTTCGGCGCTCGTTACCGCCATTAACCATTTACCACCCCACATAGCTAAATCCCAAAAGTCGTATTCATCAAAGAACTCTTCCTCTTGTAAAACTTGCTTAGTTTCTTGGTGTTCAAATTCTCTATTATGGGTAATATGTCAAGTACTAATACTTGTTACTAATCATCTAGCAATATTTCAGTCAGTATAATTATCATCATAAACCCACGCTTCAAGAATTAACTCATCACCTACAACCTTTAAAGATAAAGGTTTTCAAATAGGTTTTTCAGAATTATGCTGATATAATATTTTTCAATTCTCTAAATAATGATCTATAAATGAAGTATCTTTTTTCCCTAGAGCATTGGTAATCCAAGCTTTAGCTCTAATTATATAACCATTTCTATTTTCATCACCATTACTAGCAACAGCTTTAAAATATAAAGCTCATTCAGGTATATTTTCCTTTACTTTCTTTGGTGCCTTATCTTTACTAACTAAAGAATTTGCCTCAATATTAAAACTGTAATTTTCTAATCAGTCCATATTTTTTATATTAAAAAGTATAAGTATAATTTATATTATTTTTGCTTAGTGTCAATTTTTTCTTTTCCTCACATTATCTTTTTGTTTGTTCAAATCCATAATTCGTTTGCTTCTTTTAATTCAAATTGTTCAAGTCCTAAATCTTCTCTCGCCTCATTTGGAGTAATTACACCATTATTAGTAAGTTCAATAACAGTTTTACTTTTAACTTGTTTTTGGTCAATATGATCATCAATAAAATCAAATACAATATTTTCAAAACCTAAGTCTTGTATTATTCCAGTCAAGAATAATGATATAGTTTCTTCAGTTGGCTTAATAGTATTTTCAATATACTCAATAAATTGTTTATCAGCATTACTATAATTTACCCCCTCAGTATATCAAAGAATCGTTTTAGGTACTCAGAATAAAGCACAAACATTTTCTAAAGTAAACTTTCTCATCTCTAAAAATTGAGCGTCTGTAATCTTATCTTGAAGCTTAACAACTTCTTTAACTCATTTCATCACTCCCCCTTTATGGTGATTTTTACCCCCTTTAAATTGATCTTGTAAAGCTTTCTTAATTTCAATTAAATCAGTAGAACTAACACTATTTTCAAGTACTATTAATGAAGCTGGTGTTTGATTATTTTTAAAATATGCAAGGTTACTTTCTTTAGCTTCCTCGTCAAGGTCAATATCAGTATTTAAACTATCAAGTAAAGGCATACCAACAGTTTCATCGTCAATATCTGAATCATATTTTAAATGCCAAACATCTCATGGAAGAAAAGCTTGTACAGCTCAATTTACATTTTGAATATATCAACCTACATTACCAAATTTATCAGTAACAGGCGACATATAACGAGGGTCTAATATTTGTAGTCAAGTAACTTTATCACTTCTATTACCATTTGCGTCAAGTTCAGTCACTTTATAAACATAAACATTTGCACCAATAAAATAATCTCTAACTATTCTTTTCTTGAAAGCTTTGAAACTATTATTTTTTTGAGTATTTGTGAATAAATCTCTAATTTCTTGTTGGGAAACATCACCAATAGCATCTCCCTCGTCGTCTAACAACTGAAAACCAGCCTTACCTACCGTATCCATTAAATTAGTAACAGAACTTCTTACAAATTGATTCTTTTTATATATTCTATAGAATTTATCTAAACTAGCGTCGCTCTGTATAAATATACTACCAAGAGAAATAGCTTTATTAATTACAGGTTCTGAATCTGTACTTTTATTAAATATTCAAATAATATCAGCAAATATTGACATAGGTTTTATTTTAATAGATATTTTAACTTTAATATAATGATTTTTCTAAATTATCAAAACTTTTTATAAAGGTATATAAAATGCCTCAGTTTGTTTTAAATCAAAAAATACTCTCATCATTAACGCGTCAGCGAAATCGGGCGAACGACCAAGTTTTTCTTTTATTTGGTCCTTTGGTATAACTCTTTTTGGTTCATCTTTTCAAATATTAATATGAGTTAAAACATCAAGTTCTTCTTTTAACATTTCAAAATCTTCACTTGACATTATACTTAAATCAATTTTATTTTCATTTATTAAATCAGCCAATTTAAAATAACATTGGTCTTTAAGTGACTTATAATTTTCTTTTTGTGTTTTATCTTCTTTATATTCCTCACCTTGTATAGCTGAAGCGTTTGACACGAATCCTTTACATTTTAGGTGTCCAACTACCCCCTCACCTAATCAAGTCTTATCTACGACGACTGACGACATTCCTATAGTATGTATTTTAGCTAAAGCTCTAAATTTATTATCAAAAGCTTCATCTATTTTATTTTTCCTTATAACTCTATAATAAATTAACTTGTATCAATTCCAAACAAAAATAACAGTTCTATCTTTTCACTCACCAGCAATATCGGAAGTAATATATTTACTTCAAGTATAACTTTGGTTTGTTTCTAAATCACAAATTTTATCATAAGACATTAAACGTCAAGGTGTGTCATCATATTCAAAATCTCATTCCCAAAGTCTTTTACGCTTAATTTTATCTTTTATTCTACTAAGCTTACTTAAATACTGTTTTGTTAAATATTTTGCATTATCACGAGCTAAAGCCCTAATAAATTTAACAGTTTTACTTTCGTTACCATTCTTAAAAGGTTTCCAAAACCAAGAATAAACCCGTCCTTTGTCAGGATTAAAACAGCAAAGCACTTTTTCAGGTATATTATATTCTAGATTCATATGACGCCCAACCCTAGTTTGTAGTATTTCTATACCAGCAATAGGACATTCGTTAGCTTCATCAACAAAAGCCCCAGTTAATTCAAGACCTCAAAGTTTAGTAAAATGTATATCAGTTGGCTTTTCCATTAATCACCTTGTAATAATACTCGATCCATTAACAAACATTATATCTTTACCGTCCTTAATTGTAAAATGGATTCACTCAATAAATTTTAATTCCTTTAATACTTTTAACATAGAAACAAAAGTTGTATCTTTCGCGTCCTGAATATATTTACGGAAGATTCAATATTTAACTCATGGATAAACATTACATTGAGAAACGATCCATGCACCAGCTAAAAAGGTTTTACCCCCTCAGGCTCAACCTCAATATCATAAAAGCTCTACAACTGTATTACTATTGTCTAGTAGTTGTAAAGCTTTGTATTGCTTCGGATTAGGTTCAAAACATAATGCTAACATATTTCCTTTCGTTAAGTATTATATATAAATGGTGGGTACTAAATAACCAAGATATGCTTCTGTATTCTCTATCCCACATACCTGACTACATATCTACTCTGTACATTTCAATATGTCTTCCTAAAGCAATTATTTAGAAGAATACCCCCCATTTATATATAATATAGTTTAAAAACTATTTAGGATATAATAAAACTTATGGTGAAAGGAGGAAACCACAAGCCCTAATATATCCAAAGCAGTCTTTAAACCGCTTCTATTAACCTTTAACTACTGCAAATAAATCAAAATCAAAAGTTTCTCAACCTCCACCAGCGATAGTATAATTGAATCTTATAAACTGCCCAGTTTTACTAGCAGTATTTAATAATTCTTTTGTAACTCCTGTAGCTTGTGTAAAAGCAACACCAGTATCAAACCAAGTTTCTTTATCAAAAGACGCTTCAACTGTTATATCTAAAGTTGGTGTAGTACCTGCCCCAGCTGTTACGCTTAAAGCAACATCAATACTATTAACATGATCTTCAGATTGAAAATCAAATACTTCACTTATACCACTTGTTGTAGCACTAGCAATTTCTTGTGTAAAATCTCTCATACAAAAATAATTAATAAATTAAACAGCCCAAATAAAGGCAATAACCCAACCTATAAAAGTCCACCCAAGAAAAAGATTTAAAATAAATATTTTCATCATATTTTTCTTTAGTTTCCACATCGCTATCATACTTGGTAAAAAGTATATTGCAACAATAATTAATAATTCTTTCATAATGGTTTTGTATTAGTAATAAATAATCAAGTTTCTTGTGTAAATAACATTTCAAGCTTATCTTTTATAACAATATTTTTATTAAGTCTATATTTTATATATTCTCTTTTTTTAGATCCATTAACTCATTTTAATCACATTGTTATCATAATTTCTCACCGTTAACAATTAATAAATAATACTTATCAAATAACTCAATAGTTTCATCAATAGTTTCTTGGGTCATGTATTTAGGTCTTTCGTTAAGTACGCTCTCTAATTTAGCCATTGTAAGCATTTCGTCAGTAATTTCTTTAATACCGATATAATCAAATATAATCTTATCCATTTTCTTAGAATATATTTCTATTTTATTTTTTCCCTCGTTTAATAGTTCATCAACAAAAACAACTTTAGGGGTTAATCAATTTAGTTTATTTAGTTTCATGGTTTGTAAAAGTTAAGTTTAAAGTTTTCGGCTCTATTTTATGTTCTACACATATCGCAAAATAATACATTCTTTTTCAATAATTATTATATTTTTTTACTAACGTAAAAGTTATAAATATTAATAAAAGAGAATATAATAATCAAAATTCATTACTTATATAATAATAATATACAAACAATAACCAACCTAATATAAATATATTTCATTTTTGAAAATCTATTAATGCACTTATCTTAAACCAATATTTTATTTTATTTATAATTCCTTTCATATCCTTTTTTTATTTAAATATTATTTATCAACTTTATGTTCTTTTGGATCAGGCTTAATAAATTGTACAGTTCAAGGTACAAGGTCTTTACCGTCCTTACCATATACTTCAGATTCTGTTTTATCTCTCCAACTAAAACCATTCTTTAAAATAAAGATTTGTCAAGCTGGGGAACCCCTACCTAGAGCCAATCTATTCTCTAAACCTTGCTCTATTGCTGTCTTGGCACTCTTTATTATACAAGTAAACTCTTTTCAATATGTACCGTCTTCTAACGCTTTCTTTTCATCTCTATTACAATAATCTAAAAGACTTTGTCTATCAATAAACCCTAAAAAAAGAGTTAGTCAAGACACAGTCGGAAGTTGTTTGTATTCAAATCAAACCTCTTTTCCTTTCTTATCATAGAGCTTAACAATATTATGTTCTTCTTCAAATCACTCGAAAAAATCATTAATTTGAAATTCTAGTTCTTCAGGAGTTTCATATTTAGCAGGTCTTCACCCCCACTTTCAACTTTTGATTCTACCCTCTTGTAATTTTTTTTGATGTTCAGCAGTTATAGCCATACTTTTTTTTTATTGATAATATTTTTATTATATATGAATCTACTAAATATACAAATTTATTATATATTAAAAAAGACCATAACTATAGGTATAATATCATTACTGTAAATAGTATAATACTTTTAGTTATGAAATCAAGTTTATTTAATAAGTTAATACTTTTTTGGCTCATCTTATTCATTTAGAACCTAGCCACCAAGCTGGTCATCATTCAAAATCGTCATCAGCTCAATTTATATGAAAATGTACCCAGTCTTCTTTTATATTTTTTATAAATTCCTCTTTACTAACAAGGTCATCTATTTCGTCTTCATTTAAAAGCTCTTGCATATATTTATAAAATTCCTCTTTTGTATTTTCTGCTGATATTACAAAAGTATCATCTGTAAATTTTTGTACTTCATTTAATAAAAATTTATCAAACGCACTTACTTTTTTATTATTTTTATGTATTGTCATTATCTAATTCGTAAAAAAATAATATTCTCTTTATATATAATTCAATTTTAATTTCATTTTCTTTATTGTAACCCTCGCTATTATCTTTATATATATCTTCTCAACAGTCCTTTAGTCTATGGGGCTTAGTTTCAATAAAAGTAGAATTTATCATTGTAACTTCAATAAAATTACCATTCTTATCACCATTAAAAGCAATAAGTTTTTTTAATTTTTCTTTACTCTCAATAATTTCTAATTTAGTTCACTCGTTTAAATGTATTAATGTTTTCATAACTTTTTTAATAGTTTAGATAAATTAAATTTTTTCTTTTTTTTCTTTCAAAAAAATGTATCTCGTTTTCAACAATAAGGACATTCAGTAGGAGCATTAAATATAATCCCTACTTGATTAAAGCACTTAGTACACATTAACCTCATAACTTCATTATATTATCAATTAAATCTTTTGCCCAAACAACGACTTTGTTCGGTTTAATAATTGGATTAGGAGCCTTTTTATTTTCTATTGAATAATATAATTTGTTATCTTTTATAAATGTTTGTTGCATAATTTAAGTTTTATCAATAGTTTTAATTAATTCATTTTTTGTACCAAATACTTTTTTTTCTTCAAGTATAGTAAAGGCATTTTCAAAAATAACAGGAGGAGTATCTGTATGCATTGAAATTATATATCAATTTGTATATTCTTCTGTATCATCGTCAAGTATTATAGAATCCCTTTCAATTACTATTCATCTTGTAATATGTCAGAAGTCTAAAAAATAAACTTCATCTTTTTTAACAAATTTAAATGCTTTTCTTTTCATATTTCTATTTTATTTTAATGATTTAAAAATTTCTTTACTTTTGTACTAACCATAATATCACTTGATTTAACCTCTGTTACTAATTGTACTCATTCAAGATTTGTAGCTCTACTGATTCAAACATAAGTTTGACCCTCTGTAAAAGCTCATCTTCATAGATCGATAACAATATTATCAAAAGTTTTACCTTGTGACTTATGTATAGTTGTTGCAAACCCTAATTTAATAGGAAATTGTGTAAATGCACCAACAACAATTTCTTCACCAAGTTCATTTTCACCGTCTGTATTTTTCCACTGAAAACGCTCTAAATTAACCATTATACCGTCATCAGTTTTAATTTTAATCTTATTACCAAATACATCAACAATTTCTCAGAGAGTTCAATTACTGTACATATCAGCATTCATAGTAAACATAACCCTAGCACCAACTTTAAATTTAATTACTCTCTCAGTTGGATAATCTTCTTTTTCATATTCACCATTAATAAAAGCAGTAGATATATATTCTTTTCAAGGTAATTCAGCTAGTCTTTCCCTATTAATTCTATCAACAATAGCGTTAGTGGTTCCAAGAAATATAGCTTTTTTATTTATCTGAGTAATATTAACTAAACGCTCATTAAATATATCAAGTACATCTTTTCATTTATAACCAATTCTTATAGCATTTAAAGCATTGATAAACTTAGGGTTATTTTGTCTATGGACTTTTTGAAGCTCTACGGTTTCAAATTTATCAGCCTCGTAAGTTTTACCATTAAAGAAAAACGGTCAAGAATAAGTCTTTTTAAATTCCTCATCAATTTCACTATTTGTAACTACTGGCGGTAATTGGTATAAATCTCAAACAAAGATAAATTGCTTTCATCACATAAACTCAGTATTACCCATTATTTTTTGCATTAATAAGTTTAATACATCAAATAAATCAGCTCTTAGCATAGAAACTTCGTCAATTATGATAACATCTAAATTTTTTATAAATTCGATCTTCTCTTTTGACATTGTTTTAACTTTGAGTTTTGGGGTAATTCAAAAGAAACTATGTATAGTAACTCATCAAATATTTATTGCACTTATCCCAGTTGTACCAAGTAATAAAAATCTTTTTTTTGTTTTTGAAGTAAAAAAATTTAATATAGTACTTTTTCAAGACCCAGCTTTTCAAGTCAAATACAAATTCTTAAATGTATTTTGCATTATTACGAGTGCTTTTTTAGAGTACTCATCAAATTTTAATTTCTTATTTTTCATTTTTTAAATTATTTATAAACTTTTCAAACTTTATTTTTAATTTTTTTATTTAAACTTTTATATAAAATTTCCGAGCAAATACAATCTAAATCAAACTCGGTTAAATTATGTTTATTTGCTAATTTCCGTAAGTCCATTTCAAAACTACTTATTTTTTTAGTATATTCTTGTCTTTTAGGATTTATTTTTAATCACATAACAATTTTTTATTATATAAATTTAGCAACTTCCAATTCTAAAGGGCTTGGTTTTCTTAAAGGACCTGAAATACAATATTTATTGTTAATCATTCTTATTGTACTTCACCCCCTAATTTTAAGATCGTCAATATCTTTTACAAGAATATATTCTTTTTTATTATACCAGTCATAAACAATTTTATCTCATTTTTCTAATTTACTAATATCTAACTTATCAAAACTTAAATAATTTAATAAATCTATTCAAAATATTCTCCAAGTAGATCTTTTTTCAGTACCAACATTTGTAGCTTTTAAAACTCAACTTTGACATTTTCTAGTAATAGTACTTTCGTGTACATCTAATAAAATTGCTATCTCATTTGGTTTATAAAGCTCTTCATGTTTTATTTCGTTTATATTTTGTATCATTTTAATCGCAATTATTAGTAATAAATTTTTCTAATTCAGGTATATTATTATGTAATTTTTCAATATCTTCTCTATCCATTCAATTTTTATTATGTATAACTTCTATAAAAATTACATTTCTTAATAATTCATTATGGGTTTGAGTAGAATCTAACTTACCTTTATTACAATAAAGTCTTACATATTTACCAGTTACTTCAACTTTTTCGCCCTCGTGAGCAAGTTCTGAATAGTCTATATATCTTTTTAGTAGTGCGTGTTTCATAATTATTTTTTATTTATTATTTAATATTTCATTCTAATTCTCTTCTATAAACACACCAAGCTTTTAAAAAATCTTGTGCTTCATTAGTAAGCCATATTGGATTATTATAACTATCTTGTTCTGAGTTCCAAGTAGTATGTTTTGTAACAATAGTAATTCACATTAAATCTCATTCCTTTTTTCATTTATAACACTCATAATGTGTTTCCTTTTCAGTTAAAAATCTTTTTTCTATATGACTCACATCAGCCATTGGTATAACTATTTTTCAATTGAATATACTTTCACTTACTTTTTTACTCATAATTATTTATTTATTTTATCTAAAATAATATTTTCCTCTATTTTATTTTCTTCAATTAATTTAGCTTTTTCTTGTTCGTCTTCTACAAGTTCACCCTCATTAATAATAATTGTATCAAAAGCGTCAATTTTAGCTCTTTGAATAAATATTTGAAAACCAGCTTTTAAAACTTTATCTTGTATTTCTGAAAGTGTATTAAAATCTAATTCCCCACCCTCTTCAATATTTAAAACTCTAAGTGGCGATTCACTTATTAAAACTAAATCAATTGCAACTTCAATTTTTCTAGCAGTATTTAATTGTTTATACTCAATACCGTCTACCATTACACCGTAAACTTCTGAAACTTCCATATAATCAGGCATTTTACTACCTTTAATCATTTCAATTTTTTCATCTTTTAAGGCTTTTACATCTTTTTCACAAGCTTCTACTCACTTTTTAGCCTCGTCACGGTCCTTAACTTGATTTAGGTAATCTGTATAGGCATTAGCTTTTTCGTTCGTATCTTGGGCATTATTTAATGCCTCAGCGTTATGTATTTGTGTTCAATTATCTAAAATAAACTTCTTTTCTTCATCTACTATAGCTTCTTTATAATTTTTACCGTCAGTTTTTGCTTCTTCTAACCATATTTTTGCTTTTTTAAGTTCTTTTTCAAGTTCATCAACTTTAGCTTTCCTATTTTTAAAAACATTTATCTTTTCTTGTAAAAGGTCTTGTTTTTTACCTAAATTATTAAATCCCTCTTGTGTTTTAAGTAAATCATTAATATTTACTTTTTCAACTTTTTCAGGAACTCCAACTTTTGTAGATTCGTCAACCAAAGCAACGATCTTAGCTAAACCTTGTTTTTCGTATTTTCTCTCTTCTTCAGCTTTTTCAATTTTATTATCAATTTCTTTAGTATCTAAACCAGTTATAGCTTGTACTTCTTTTATTGAATCAGGTATATTTAATTTATCAAGAGCTAGAGGGTCAATAGTTAATACATTTATTAACTCTTTTAATTGATCTTGCCCAACTTTAGAACCGTCCTCAAAATAAGCTTCTAATTTACTACTTCATCAAGGTTTTTTTTCAGTACCTTTTTTAAAGGTCCTTTCAATTGTAATTTCTCTTTCCTCCCCTCTGAGTATAAGAGAAATAACAGCTTTATCTTCTCAATGTTTAATTATTCTCGCTGGTTCTGTACCAGTTCAATAAAGCATTGTACCCTTTAAAGCAAGAAATATACTATCAATAAAGCTAGTTTTACCATTTGCATTTTTACCACCAACAACAACCCAATCAGCAAAAGTAGTATTTATATAGTCAATATTTTTAATATTTTGTATATCAATAGCTTTAACTTTTAAAGGTCATTTTATTTTTCATGGATTAATACTTTTTTCTACTGCTTTATTCATAGATTCAAATTTTTCTTCAGGTATATCTTTAAAAATTGTCATATTTATATTTTATTATTAAAAATTATTTTTTCTTAGTTATTCATTTTTTAACTACTAAACTTGCTTTATAAGAAAAGTCAGGACACTCAATAACACATCATTCAGAATCATTTATTGTAGTTCATTTTTCATTAGCACTAACAACATTTTTTAATATAGATTCTCTATTTTTTAATTTTTCTTTTATTTCACTATATTCTTCATCTTCTTCAAATTTAATAGTTAATCTATTTGTTATATTTCAAACATATCAATAAGGTAAATCGTCTTTATTCCAATTACCAAAATCATCATAAGCTTCATTAGAAATAATATTTAGTGCATTTTTAATTACTTTTTCTATTATTTTTAATTCAACATAACCTCTTATAGGCTCTTTTTCTCATTCTTCTACTTTTTTTGCTATTTTATTCACAAATAATCAAATATCATTTAATGATATATATTCAATATTTATTAATAAATCAAGTTTAGCTTCAGATTCAGTATTTCAAAATCAAGCTGGGCTTTCTTGTAAATTTGTAAAATTTTCAAAAGTAGCACAAATTTTATTTCAGTCTTGTTTATAATTTATTTTTTCCATTTTATATAAATTTATAGGTTAAAATTATTAAAAAAATAAATAGAAATATATATCTTCAGTCGTAAAAAGCATTTTCAATTGTTCTTTTAAAAATTCTATTTTTGGCGTTTGTTTTATACATATTTCTATTTATTATTAAATATTATTCAAAATCATCATCTTCTTTTTTTTCTTCAGCTTTTGCATTTGCTCTAGCTTTAGTAGTAGTTTTAGGTTCGTCAAATATTTCTTCCACATCATCATTTGAAACTTCTTCTTTTGGTTCAGCGTTTTTAGGAGCTTCTTCAGTTTCAGCTTTTTTTTCTTTAATTTCTTCTTTTAGTTCTTTTTCTTGATCGTCTAAATCAACAACTCAAAATAATTCTTTTACTTCTTTACTTTCTGAAATTTTAGTTTGTAACCATTCAGGAAGAATATCGTAAACATCTTCATTATATCAAGTAACTTTCCCTTTTTCATCTTCTTCAATAGAAAAACTTATTAATTCTCTTTCACCTTTTGGAACTTCAACACCAGCCATTAAAGGTAAGGCATTTTCAATATTTGCATATTCTCAGTCGTCAGAGTGAATAATTTGTAATTGACAAGGTTTCCCTAATATTTTTTGAAGATCAAACCCCTCTAATTCTTCTTTAGTAAATTTTTTACCTCTCCAGCTTTCTAAGAATTTTCTCATAGTAGCTTTTGCATGAAGACTAATAGTAAAGTTTTTTCATGTAACTTTTGTAGTTTCAACTTCTTCTTTAGTGTCTTTATCTTCATAAGTATATTTTAAATTTGGTAATTCAAATTCAAATCTTACTTGATGTACTTCTTTTGTTTGTTTTTCAAAAGTAAGTTTTTGTGTTCATAAATCAATTATTGAAACACATCTTGCAAGGTGTATACCTGCTGGGATTAATTCTTTAGTCCCTCATTTTTCTTTGGCTATTAAGCTCATAATACAATATATTATAATTTAAAATACACAGTTTTACTTCTTGGGGGAAGCTTTGTAGTATAGTTTTAATTTATTCACCCAAAACTTAAAGGCTAGTTTTATATTGTTTAGCGTCAAGGCGACGGTAGTTATATTCTACGAGCGCGAGATCAGTTGTAAGTTCTAGGAGTTGAAAAAATTAGATGAAATAAATCGGTATAATTTAATCATTTAAACCCTTATGGAATATATTTTACCCTCAGAAGATCTTTTATAACACTTGTATATTTAAGAAGAAATGCTAGTCAACGCCACCTATTAATATCCGTGTTCTTCCTACTCTATATATTTTTTCACTGTACTCTAGGATTTTCGACTACTTTCTCGTTTTGAGCATACAGCGTATCAATTACAAAGGACTGAGTCCAGCTCTCGTAAAATACAACATTATTAGTTATTGAAAGTCAGCTAGTTTAATCGTAAGTAGTGATTTTTTAAGTTGTTTCAATTTAACTAAGAACATTATATTCTTTTTTGCAGGTATTGCAAGTTTAATTTGTAAAAAAACTATTTTTTCTGTATAAACTGCTTGGTCTTAAAATCAATTATAATACTTGTGTCCCAACCTAAAGCCAATAACTTAGGAAAACTGATTATAATATAATCTTTTTGTTTTTTACTATAAATAGTAATTATTGTTGGTCTTCCTAATAAATGTAATCTTTTTAATGCTGTAACTTGATTATCTCTTAACTGATTAAATTTAAAAACTTCATTATCAATAATTTTTATTTCACAAGCATAAAAATCTAAGTTTGTAGAGATTAAACAATCAAAAGGCTTAAATCACATTGAGCCGTCTGTTATTTTATGACACCAAAATCAAACTTGTTTTAAAGATTTTAGCCATGTAGTAGTAAAGATAGCTTCAGTTTTTAAATTACCTTTTACTTTTGTTTGTAGTTCTAACATAATATTTTTATAAAATAATAAATTTTGCTAATTCTTTTGAATCTTTTTTTAATATATAAGTATTATTGCTATGATGAAATTCAATAGTATAATCTTTTACATTTTCTTTATTAACTCAATTTTCAATAAGCCAATTTTCTAATTGTTTATTATGTCTTTCAATAATTTTATTACATAAATCACTTACAGGTCAATTTTTTTCCTCCATTTCAACTATTTTATATTTTCACATAATTATAAATTTACAGAATTAATATTATTTTTTTCTAACCAATATTCTTTACATATTGTTTTAATTTTCTCAGCTCTTTGTTTTTTAAGAATAGGTAAGTCGTTCCAAATTCAAACTATGACATCAGTTTTACCCTCACACTTCCTTAATCCTCTTCAAATTGCTTGTATAACTGTCGATCTAAATTTTATAGCACTCAGTAATAAAACTGTATCTATAATAGGTATATCAACACCAACCCCTATTTTTTGTATAGTTCCTAATATAATTGTTTGTTTTCAATTAGATTTAGCTTTTTCAAGATTTTCATCATCATCTTTAACTTTAGTATCACCAGTCATAACAATAAGGTTAAAATCTCTATTTGGGTCTTGTTCAAGCTCATTATAATAATTTTCTATTTCATATTTTCTATCGGACAAAACAAGTAAACATTTTCTACCCTCTAAATATTCATATATTGTAGTCATTTGTAAACTAAGTCTTTCTTCATTTTCACTTATTGCAGTTCTTAATTCAGCTGGTCCCTCAAATTCATAATGTTCATCAGTATAATAATCTAACATTGTAAATTTTGGTATAATATTATAACCATTATTTTTTTGACCTTTTACTTCTAGAATTTTTCCAAAATATTTTTCTAAATCTTCAGTATCTAAATCGTTTTTTTGCGGTGTTCACGAAAGACCATATAAACCAATACTTTCTTTTCAGTGAAAATAAACATCTAAAGCACTCCAAAATTTTTTACTAAATCCAATAGGGGCTTCATCAATTAAAACCAGTCAAAAGAAATTATCTATCTTTTCATAATCCATTACAAAACTCCTTTTAGTCATTATGGTAATATTTTTTATTTCTTTTTTTCACCCTCAATAAATTCATGGTTCAATATTTGTATATTCTTTAAATTTTTGGTGCATTTCCTGAAGAGTTTTTACATTATGCACTAAAACTAAAGTGTTAGTTTGGTAATATTCAGCAATATTTAGAATAATATGACTTTTACCCTTTCAAGTTGTAAGTCTTATAAGTCAACATCTATAATTAAATTGCTCGGCTCTTTTCTTGACAATACGCATTACTTCATCTTGAATAATGATATTTTCAGCAAATCTAACTTTTACTTCTTCAGGAAGTTCTTTTTGTTCTAAATTTAGTGTTTTTCTAGGCGGTAGAGTGTTTTTATTTCCTTTTGGATATATATAATCCGAAGTAGGTGGAAAACACGCCCCAGCATATAGCCTATATGTTCTGTTAACCATTTTTTGAGAAGCAAAACTAAATTCCTTTTTATTTATGGTAAAAAAATCCCTCTTTTCTTTTATTTCAAACATTTTTTACTTTTATAAATTAAAATGGTACAGTTGTTTTATTATCTTGTTCAATATAATCAGCTATATTTTGTAAATTTTCAGGTAAATTATTTCTATTAAATTTTAAACTATGCTCTTTTTTTCAGTTCATTCAAATAGTCATTCTACTAGCAACAGCTCAATATTCACTAATCATATATTTTTTTAAATCTCTATTACTTGCTTCTCTACCTTGAATTTGTCTTTGTTTTACTTGAAATCTAGAATATAATTGACTATAAAATATTTGTACTGAATCATCTGTAACCTTAACAAAGCCGTCAGTAGGTCTTATTGCATTAGTTCAGTCATCAGAATATAAATCATTTATAACACCAAAGAAATAATTAACAATATCTTCATCTTCTTCATCAGTAATTTTATCATTAATAATTTGTAAAATTTTTTCAAACCATTCTTTAATAAATTCTTCATCTTTAATTAAATTTTTCTTTAATACAATTGTATTGTAGAAAAAGAATCAAGTAATTACTGGTAAATAAACATTTAATATCCTTTTTTCAAGACCAAATTCGTTTATTAATTTCTTTTTCATGTAATTAAACATCTTTTCATACTTTCTAGCCATTTCTTGAAAGTCATTTTTTTCTAAAATCATTCTTAAAATACTTCAATATTTTCAGCTTCTTTTAACTATTTCTTCATAAATATTAGGACCTGTTCTTTTGTTTGAAACATTTATTAAACAAACTCTTGAAAATAAAGCGTCATCAATAGGAGCTTGTTCTCCTGAAAGTATTAAAGTTGCATTAATATCATAATTTTCAACTTTTAACCCTTTACTTCAAATACTTCATTTATTTAAAGCTCATTTATTACTACCATTTCTATCAAATACAGTTTTATAAAAACCGTTTTTTTCTCTTGTTTTTTTACCGTTTTTATATTCATCACTCCAAACAGGTAAACTAGAAACTTCACTTAAATTAAATTGATCTACAAAAACATTATCTTCTTCAGCTGAATAAACTGAATCTTCTAGCCCTAATACTCTTAAAGCATGACTTGTAGCCATAGTTTTACCACTACCTTTTTTACCTGAAACAAATAAAATAGGAAACGGTTTTAAAACTTTTTTTAAATTATTCACAAACAAAGAAGAAATTAGAAATCATAGAACTAAATCACCTTGCTTACCACTAAATAAATGTCTGAAATCATCAATTATAAAATTTCAAATATCTTTATCGTAATAATCTTGATCTTGAAACATAGGTAAATTTTTTCTAGTCGTAATAACTGATTTTAATTTTCTTTGTCAAATATCAACAACATTTAATTCGTTAAATTCAATAAATTCTTTATTAAAAATAATTCACTCATCAAAAACCCAAGAGTCAAATTCAGGTACATAACCTTTTTTGTCTACAACTTTTGTATTTTTTATATTAATTCATTTATGAATATATCTAAGTAATCACTCTAAAGCTAAAGGTTTCATATCATAAGTACTAAAACTTGTTTCAAGTCCTTTTACAATTGTTTTAAATCCTCTCACATCAGCTACATCTTTTGGCTGAAATTCCCCAAAAACTGTTTTTTCTCAATTAGTTAATTTTAAAACTAAAATTTTTATAGTATTATTATTACTATCAAATTCAATAATATCTTCAATAGAAATTTTGAAATTAGTAATTTTTATTTCTTTTATATCATCTTTAAAAGCCTGAATAATATAGTAACCGTCTTCTTTTTCTATAATTAAATTCTCATCTCCCTCGTCATCAATACCGTCAGAAACTTTAGAATTTGAAATTAATTTATCAAAATCTTTTTTTCCATAACCCATTTCAAAAAGATCATTTACATCAAATTTACTTTTTCCCTCAATTTCAGGGTAAGCAATTTCTTTAATAGGTCTATTTAAATCTTTTGAAAGTAATTTATTTGCTTTTTTTCAAGCTGGGTCATTATCATAAAAACTAATAACTTCTTTAGTACTTTTTAATAATTGTTTTAATTTATCTCTATTTGAATTTACACCACCCAAATTACAGATAACACTTTTAAAACCTAAGAATTTTAAAACTATATAGTCACAAGGTCATTCACAAATAATAACACTATTTCCGTCCAAAAAAGAATATAATAAACCAGTTTTACTACCTTTAACAGTCCCCTCTTTTACTGGGTCTAATTGTCATCTTGGTATTACTTCCCCGTCAGTTCTTCTAAATTTAGCACCAATTAATTTATTATTTTCATCTAATTCAGGAAAAATAATAAAATCTTTATTACCATGATCTTCACCTAAATAATTATTTTCAGAAAATCAAAACTCTTTTGCTATTTCATTTAATATTTCTTTATTTTCTTGTATTTGTTCAAAACTAAAACCTCTAGTTTTTAGAAATCTACCAAAACCTATATTACCTCCAGTCATTCTAAAATCTTCAAAATTTTCTAATAATTCAATTCTTTTAGGACTTTTTTTAAATTCTTTTTTTTCTTCTACAATTCCAAACTTATCACACAAACTTTTTATAGCAGGTCAATTTTCCATATTATAAAAGTTCATTTGAAAATCAATTATAGAACCTCCTCATAATCTTCAAGAATAATCAAAGTATCATTTATTATTATCTTTATAAACCAATAAACTAGGTGTTTTATCGTCTTTACCTGATTTAAATCTATAACCTTCAATTTCTTTTTTTCAATTTTGTCAAAGACTAGCCTGTATATATTCAAGTAAATTTTTTTCTTTTAATTGTTGTATAGCCTCCATTATTTATTTTTGGTTACAAAATAAAATCAAACTTTATCATTCTCAGAGAAAAAAACTATTTTGTGTTTTCTTTTTTCAACTGCGTCTGTTAATTGTTTTAAACTATTTTGTACCTTTTTACTTCTTAATAGTATTTTTATTCACTCCATAAATTTATATTATAAGATAACAAAAAAACACCGCTCATCACAACAGTGTTTTTGCCCTCTATACCCAAACGGTATTTTAGAAAAAAAATGTGATAAGTATAGAGAATTAGAATTTACTTTGTATTGCATTTCCTAACGCTCATTTATTATAATAATTTTTGCAGTAAATGCAAAACTTTTTTATAAAAAAAATAAGTTGGCTTAAATTAGCTATTACTTTAAGTGGTACCGAAAAAAACGGTACTCCAAAACAAAAACGGTACCTAAAATGGTACCAAAAAATGGCTTATTCTAGGTTAAAAGTCGGGTTAGTACCGTAAGTACCATGTTTTTTTTAACTTTCTTAGGGGAAGTGTGTTTTACCATTTTCCTTAAAATCATAGGGGGTAAGTGGTAAATCGTCTATCTATATAAAGCATAGGCATTTTTTACGGTACTCGCGGTACCAAACGGGGTTTTAGGCAATTAAGAGCCAAAAAATGGTACCGTTTTCGCTTTTTAAAAGTGGTACCAGTACCGTTTTTTTCGGTACCTCATTTTTTTATACTATGATTTTATATAATGTCAAAAAATTATACAACATTTTTAAGCTTTGTAAAACAAGAAAAAAAGGTAAAATTTTTCGTTTTTTTACCTTTTTTTGTCATATTTTTTACTTTTTTGTTAAAATTTCTAGTTCATTATACATATTCCAGTATCTTTTTATTACGAATTTTATGTATCTATTTTCTATTTCTACTGAATCCCCTGACCAATTTCTAATAAATTGTTCTATATTTCTATTTTTATGTCATTTAAAATAATTATTTTTATGTCCTATTAAATATTTTTCAGCAAAATATATTTGTCATTCATACCTAGAATCAAATTTAATAAAATTTCAATATTTACTTCTCATTCCATGACAATTATTTTCTTCTATACATTTTCTACTAGAATAAAATCAAGATTCATAAGCTCAAATTATTCACATCATAGTAGCACATCTAATAACTGGATCTTGTGATTTATGAATATATGTATTATCAATAAAATATTGGTGTTTTACATAAACCCTAGCACATACCTCTAATCTTATTTTTCTAGCGTAATCCTTATAATTATCTACTCAATAATAAGTGTATTCACTATTTATTTGGTCGTTATTAGAAGCATTTGTATTTTCAGGTGTTAATATACCCCAACCAAATAAAGAAACTATAATAAACCAAATTATCCCTGCTGTACTTATATATTTTTTCATATTTTCTATAATTAAATTTTTATTTTCTCTTTGTTCGCAATATTCTTTAGCTATAACATATTTTAAATCAATTGTCATAGGTCTATTTAATTTTTTAGTTTGTGTTTTATTTATCATAATTTTATTTTTATTTTTGTAAAGTAATTGTTACATTCGTGTAACATTTTTATTAGTTGCAATATGTTATGATTTTGTCGTTATTGTAACACAATATTTTTTTATGTTACAAATTATTACTTATCATTTACATAAATTACTACTTATCAATTTTTTCTTCCCAATTAATCAACATATCTTGATTAATTTCTTTTAATTCTTGTTTTGTTTCTTCTATTATTTCATTATAGAATTTTTTGGAAACTTTCATTTTTCATAATTTCACCATTTGTTTTTGTTTTAAAAAATTAAGTGTCTGTTGCAACTGACAATATAATAGTAACATTTCATAATAAAAAAAACAACTATCTGTTAAAATAGCTGTTTTTATTACTTTATTGTATAAAAATATTATACAATATTCTTAATTTTTTCTAATTTTTCTTTAAAAATTTTGTTTTCTTCTTTTAATTTTATATTTTCTTTTCTTAATATTTCTACTTCAGAAAGGTCTTTGAATCAAATATATTGTTTTAATCAATTGTATAATCAATCAGAAAAGCTAATTATATTAGATTTAAGAACTTTCCTATCTTTTTCAGTATCAATAAACCCGCATTCAAAAATAATAGCAAGAGGGATAGTATTTTTAATAATATACAACTGTTTTCACTCCTTAACTCATCTATTTTTTAATCATGTAGTTTTTATGGTATTAATAATTAAGTCTTTAGATAAATTATAAGCTGGATCGTATCAGTCATAAATTAAAGATTCTATTCAAGTTCCTCATCAAGCGTTTGTATGTACTTCGATCAATAAAGAATTTTCAAGAGTATATCAATTATCTTTACATATTTTATTTACTAATTCTGTTTTTGATTCAAGAGAAACTTCATCAATTCAAATTAAAATAATATCAATATCTTTTACATTTTTGATTTTATTATATAAATCAGTAGAAATTTCTTTTACTAAATCTCTCTCAATTAATCAATTATTCTCAGCTCATGGATTAAATTTACTATGTCATGCAATAATAAAAATTGCTTTAATATTTTTCATAATTTATTTTTTACTAAAATAATTTAACATCGATCTAGCTAATTTAATTTTATCATCTAAATAATTATTATATTTACCATGATTAAATCATTGAGCGCAACACCGAGCGAAATCCTCGTTAGCATTTCTCGATCATGCTACTGAAACATATTTATTAACTTTATATTTAGTTAATCAAAAAATATTTAATATTGTTATTAATTTTCAATTACTGATTATTCCCCAAATTAATTTAGATATTCTA